TTCCTTGGTGCTGGTCTAAATACTTCTTATGGTACTTTTTCTAACAGTTTCACAGGTGCAGGAAAATTGGGTGATGAAGCCATCTTAGATTCCACTAGTTCTAGTCAGTATGGATCCGATTATGTGGTCTGGGAAATAACCCCTCAGATAAGTGGTACCCTTTATTTTAACTTCACTTTCACTAACCACACAAGTGAAAGCAATGTCAATTTAACCTATGTGACTAGTTATGGGATGCCATCCTCAGACAACCTAACAGGATCTTTTGCTGTGACTGGTGGCACATCATTCTACATCACCATAGTCCGACCACCAGACATCGATGGAAATGGCAACCCCACCACCAACCTGCATGGTTGGATGTACATAGCACTATAAGGGGATTCCCATGGTTATTCACTTTGAATTGCATCCTTCATGGACTCAATCTCTACTGTTTGGAGATGCCATCAGAGCTGGTGTAAGCTTAGGGAAGGATAATCACTGGCATTACAACGGAATTACTGGACTTTGGGTGGTTTCAGGTGGATTCCTAATCATTGAAATCATCGAAAAGCCATGTGATATTGAACCCAGTTTGATCAGGGTAACTATCCGTCAGATACAAGGTAGACTGAAGCAGGAGAGGAAATCTAAAAATGGCAAGTGAAGTCAATTTCACACTGGATCAAGGGGCCACTTTTACCCAAACCCTTATCTATAAGGACTCGGATGGTGAACTGGTAGACCTCACTAGCTACACTGCCAGATCCAAAGCTCGCGCATCCTTAGAATCAAATGTGGTTATCTGGAATCTAACCAACGGCAATGGCATCACCTTAGGTGGCGCAACTGGTGAAATAACCCTGACACTCTCTGCAGCCACTACTGCTGATTATGAACCAGGCGCAGTTTATGTTTACGATCTAGAGATAGTGAACGGATCAACTGTCACCCGACTGATTCAAGGTCAGGTCACTGTCAATGGTGAGGTAACCCGATGAGTGATCAAATACTTATTCAAAATCCTGACCAGCTTGAGGTTATCAATCAGCCCTCACTCTTAATAGAAGCTGCACCCAACCGGATCACTTTAGACCCTGCACCCATCGTGGTGGTAGAAGATAAACGACCTACCCTAGAGATCTACCTGCATGGGCCTAGAGGCTTAAAAGGCGATCAAGGTGATGCTGGCGCAGGTGGGAATAACTACACCGAATTTAGAGACCTAAATGATGTGCTGTTGGTGAACCTAGCTGATGGCCAGCTTATTAAATATAACCAGAGTTTTGACAGCTTTGTCAATTCCGACTATCTCGATGGTGGAAACTTTTAAGGAACTGCAATCATGGCTAACACGATCAGATTAAAAAGAAGAACAACAGGTGCAGCAGGTTCCCCTGCATCCCTTTACAATGGGGAAATTGCAATTAATGAAGTGGGTGGATCCACTGCTTGGATTGGCTACTATGGTTATGGTGATGCAGGTGGTGGTGTGGCAACCTCAGTAGTAGCTGCCTTTGGCCCTGGTGTAACTGGATCTCTCACAGGCACACAAACTTTTTCAGGGACTAACACTTTCACAGGGTCAGTCACTCTAACTGGCACAGTCTCAGGAACTGGCATCAGCACTTATGTTCTGGGAAAAAGGCTCGATGAATTTGCAGTGCCGACAAGCAACATAAGTTTAAACTCAAATAAAATAACCAATTTATCAGATCCAACTAGCGCACAGGATGCAGCTACCAAAGCCTATGTGGATGCAGCGCGATCTGGTCTAGATGTCAAATCATCTGTCAGGGTAGCGACCACTGCAAACATCACATTGTCAGGCACACAAACCATTGATGGTGTGGTAGCATCTGCGGGTGATCGAGTCCTGGTAAAGAACCAAACAGCGGGAGCGCAGAATGGCATTTACGATGTTGCTGTTGGAGCGTGGACACGATCAACCGATTCAGACACCAGTGGTGAATTTAACTCAGGTGCATTCACCTTTGTGGAAGAGGGCACAACCAATGGTGGCAGGGGTTATGTTTTAACTACTGCAAACACAATCACCTTGGGAACAACTTCCCTAGCATTCACCATGTTCAGCAGTTCGGGTGCTATCACTGCTGGAACTGATCTATCATTCTCAGGAACCACTCTTAATGTGAATGTGGATGGATCATCGATCACCACTAATGGAAGTAATCAGCTAGCCATTCACAGTTCTTATGTGGGTCAGTCCTCTATTACTACCCTAGGAACGATCACCACAGGCACATGGAGTGCTACAGCAATTGCCCTGTCTAAAGGTGGCACAGGTGGGGATCTATCGGCAGCAGCAGAAGGGGCCATCTTCAAGAAGTCTGGAAGCAGTTTGACCGCAGCAAGTGCAGGCACTGACTATCTTTCTAGTTCATCTACCATTGATGGGTCAACCTTCTAAGGACTGCCCATGGCAAACATCATCAAGCCCAAGAGATCATACACAGCAACCAATACCCCTACTCTGGCTAGTGGGGAACTGGGTATCAATGCAGCCGATGGTAAAATCTACTTAGGCAATGCAGCGGGTAGTGCTAATGTTTTGGTAGGGTCATTAAACTACAGCGATCTAATAGGATCACCAGCAGCATCATCAACACCCATCCTTGAAAACTTGCAAACAGTCAGTACCTCAAAAACCCTGACGGCATCAAGCAACGGCATCAGCCTTGGCCCTATCACAGTGAACACTTCAATAACCGTAACCATCGGAACTTCTCAGAGGTGGATTATCTTATGAGCGTAATTATTAACGGATCGAACACCCCAACAGCAGGGTCAGCAGCCATTGGCAACGGCACTGAGTTGGCTTTCACGGCAGCGGGAACTTCTGGTCAGGTGTTAACCTCACAGGGTGCATCAAGTGCGATCTGGTCAGCAGCTAGTGTGCCTATTTCCACAGGTGTTTCTGGCCTTGGCACAAGTGTTGCAACTTTCTTGGCTACACCATCTTCTGCAAATTTAGCAGCAGCATTGACGGATGAAACAGGCACAGGGGCAAATGTTTTCGCAACCTCACCAGCGATAACCACCCCAACCATCACCGGACTAAATGAAACCAAGACCGCACCAGCAATTGCCTCTGGTGTGTTAGCTTTGAATTGTGCTTCTGGGAATGTGTTTCATGTGAGTTTAAATGCAGCGATTACGAGCATCACCTTTTCTAATATACCGACTACCGGAACCGCATATGGTTTGACCCTTGCATTCACCGCTGATGGAACTGCTAGGGCTGTCACATGGCCCGCAGCAGTAAAATGGGCAGGCGGTACGGCTCCAACGCTTACATCTACGAGTGCAAAAGTAGATGTATTTGTGTTAACTACTTGGGATGGTGGCACGACTTGGTATGCCATGGTTGGAGGTCAAAACCACTAATGCCAATCTCTAGAAAAAACATGGGTGTGAGCAGGGGAGGCGTAAGTAAAAAGGCCATCTTTGGGTATGGGATTACCAGTGTTAGTAGAGTTACAATGACCAACTTAGTAAGCAATATTGGAGTTGTCTCAAATGATGTAACAGGTGTAGGAACGGCTAGAATCGGTTTAGCAGCAGCTTCTTATGGCACTGGTAAGGCAATCTTTGGATATGGAGATCAGGCTAATTCACCAACAAACCTAGTAAGTAACACAGGAGTGGTTTCGTCTGATACCGCAATCGTTGGAACTAGCAGAGATGGAATTGCAGCAGCAGGGTATGGAACTGATAAAGCAATCTTTGGATATGGTCTTACGGGAGGAAGTAATTCATCAATCACAAATCTTGTTTCAAATGCAGGTGTTGTTTCAAGTGATGTAACAGGAGTTGGTACGGCTCGACAATATCTAGCAGCAGCAGGGTATGGAACCGATAAGGCAATCTTTGGATACGGAAAAATAGGAGGTGGTGTAAATATAAATAATCTCGTTTCAAACACTGGTGTTGTCGCAAGTGACACAACAGGTGTTGGAACGGCTAGAGGCGAATTAGCAGCAGCAGGGTATGGAACTGATAAGGCTATTTTTGGCTTTAACGACAATACATCAGTCACAAATCTTGTTTCAAACACAGGTGTTGTCGCAAGTGACACCGCAGGTGTTGCTACGGCTAGAGCTGGTTCGGCAGCAGCAGGGTATGGAACCGATAAAGCTATTTTTGGCTATGGTGGTGGTGGCCCTGTTACAACGACAAACCTTGTCAGTTCGTCAGGGGTGGTAGCAACTAATACTGCTGGAGTTGGTACTGCTAGGTACTTTCTCGCAGCATCCTCTTACGGAAGTTAACCAATGCCATCAAAACTAAACTCGGAATTTAATTATCGTACTCAGGTGATCGGTGAAACTCCTTGGGAGAAAATCAAGACGCTCCTTGGTTTCCTTGAAGGCCGACATCGAGCCAGAGCCTTAGAACTAGTAGGGGCTAAAAAGTTTCAAGCAAAGAAGGCCAAGCTTGAACACCTACGAAAGACTACCAACTTAGAACATGAAACCTTGGAACTAGAAGCCGAGATCATCGAAATAGAATCCGTTCAAGAAAGCCAGAAACAAGCCTACATTCTCAATCACCAAGAGATCGCAATCCTAGAAAAACTCTTGGCCGAACTTTACGAGATCGCAGAACCAACCAGGCTTGAAGGCTACAGCGATGAACAGATGTTTGAACATAACGCACCTAACGAGTTTGCCGTATGGGTGGCAAAAGAAATACACGCAGAGATTCTGGCCCAAGGGCATCCATCACCAGCGAAAATAAGAAACGCTATGTCATGTCCAGAGGCATGGCAAGCATTGCAAGAGATCGGCCTAGTGCCAGAAGGCACACCGATTTTAATGAACAACGATCCTAGCAACATTCAACTAATACCAAGAAACATAAGGGGAGAGCAGTGCCTAATTACGCAAAAATAAACGGTGACACAATCCTAGAGTTTCCAAGCTATCCGCACACAAACCATCCTAACACCAGCTTTGGTGAAGGCTGGCAGGGTGGCGATGTGGAAGGCAGCACTTATGTGCTGGTTGAAATAGAGGACACACCGCAGACCGACTACCTCACGCAAGACACAGAAGTTGAAGCACCAAAAAAGGTCAAAGGTAAATGGGTAGTGAAAACCAAGGTGAAGGATATCAGCGCAGAGGAAAAGGCGAAACGCAAAGCGGATAAAGATCAGCGAGATAAAGACCAGAGCGATAATTTTTTAAGCAAAGATGAAATTAAAGCGATACGAAAATTACTCAAGGCGCAGTAAACCCGAAAGGCCCACGATGAACCTAATACTAATTTCTTTTTTTTTAGTAGTTGGCCAGCAAGTCACCCTACCTCAAGAAATCCATGGTCAACCAGGGCAATTTATTTCTATCCCCAGTGTGACGGATTGCAAGTCTGTCCAATGGGTGGTACTGGATTCAGGTCTGAACCTGTTTCCAGTGGAGCTGCTCAGGGATACCACCACCGCAGTGGTCAGCGCAAACAACCCTGGTAAATACAGAGTCCTAGCCTATGCAGCTAAAGGGGATTTAGCATCTAAGCCAGTCATCACCACAGTGATCATTGGCGATCCACCCGAACCAATACCCACACCTGATGAATCCAGCAAATTACAGCGAGAGCTTAAGTCCCTCTATGTGTCACTCACTGAGGATGACAAACAAGGAAAAGTAAACAAACTATCCAGCCTTTATGCCAGCTTTGCAACTACTGTTAAGGGTGAGGAAGTCCAAACCGCAGGGGAGTTATTAGCCCTATGCAAAGAAGCAGTGGGAAGGGTGCTTAGCCCTTCAGATTTGCGGGAAATTAGAGTCCGGATACAATCAGAGTTAGTAAATTTCCCGACTGATCCAGATGCAAAACTGGATGAAAAATTAAAAAAGATGATATCTGGGAAATTTCTGGAAATATCTAAGGCACTGGAACGAATAACTAAATGACCGGACCAACGAATCTAGGATGGATTCCACCCAGTGACCGCACATCAGAACAGATAGAACTGGATTCCCAAATCCAATCTCGATGGGAACCCTTCAAGATCAGGGGCAAATACAAAGAACCCACCTCAGCCCTTCTCTATCGCTTCATTCATGATCATAAACCCTTCTATCAACAAACCGGATCATGCGTAGGTAATGGCTTAGGAATGGCCCTCTGGTGCCTTGAATCCATAGAGGTCAACCAACTAGGCCAGCTTGAAAATCCAGTCTGTCCATTCTGGTTATTGCCCTACGGCAAATCGCGCGAACTTGCAGGGATGTCTGGTAAGGGTGAAGGCAGTTTTGGATCTGCTGCAATAGAAGCACTCATGAAATTTGGCACCCTGCCATCCGATGATCCATCTGTACCCAAACCCCAATTAGTAGATGGTGCATGGACATGGGGAGAAGCTGCGGAAATGCAGTGGTCAGATGGCGCAGCAATCAAACCTGCATTCCTATTGCAGTCTAAAAAATACACCCTGCAAACATCAGCCAGAATCAAGTCATGGCAAGAAGCCAAGGCAGCATTAATTAATGGCTACCCATTAACCTGTGCTTCTAACTGGGGTGGGGAAATGGCTCCACCCATCACAGGAAATCCGGCAGTCATCTTAAATAGAAGGGTGACCCAGTGGGGTCATCAGATGTGTGTCTTAGCATGGGTCGATCATCCCGAACTTAAAGATATTTTCTGGATTCAGAATTCATGGGGTGTCTGCCATGGGAAAAGCCCAGGGCATTACCATGAACCAGAAGGTGGTTTTTGGATCTTAGCAAAAGATATGGATTGGATCTGCAAGGATGGTGAGGTGTTCTCATTATCTAATTTTGAGGGTTTCCCAGTACAGAAACTCGATTGGTTAATTTAATAGGAGTGAATATGTCATTTATTTTAGCAGCAGTTTTGGCGATGACCCCAGTAGATTCTTCCTGTGAAGAATGCAAACGATTTAGCAAATCATGCGTATCAGGTGCAGCAGTTTACACCGGACCAGTAAAAAAAATCACCCGAGACCGATTAAGAATCAAAGGCCGATTCAAAAAAGGTGGATGCTGTGGGTAGTCCAGACTGGCTAACTATCATTGATAGGTTAGGGCTACCAGTGGTGGCCCTTATAGCGATTGGTTATGGACTTTATAACTCTGCTAGATGGTTAGGAAACAACATCCTAATGCCAATCCATCAACGGCACCTAGTATTCTTAGACAGGTTAGAAGCTGGCATTAGTAGGATCGTTGAAACCCAGCACGATCAAAGCAGTCAAATCATTAACCTTACACAAAAGATTTCAGATTCTCTGGAATCACAGGAGAAGAAATAATGTTACTACCATTCCCGCAAGACCTACCTATAGAGGGTGTAGGAATCCTAATCGACAGACTCAGGGGCAAACCTATTCCCCTGCAAACAGCTTTGAACGCTGCATGGAATTTGGCAGGTTATGCTGCAACCCAAGTACCAGTGAAAAGCGCAGAACCTGAACCTGTGCAAGATTATCCTATATCGGATGATGAGGTAGTAGCCCTTCTAGAAAAGCTTAAGGGTGAGTATCAACGACCCGCAGAGGGCGCACCAGTTGAGCTTGGCATTATCCCTTGGGCAATTGTTTTGAAAGTCCTGATCAAGATGATCATTAATGCTGCACTCTAGGCAGCCAGACCGATTATGTTTTGGAATCCCTAGGTCATCTAAATGGCCTGGGGTCCGCACCCAGTTTCTTAAGTTGAATCCATTCTGCGCTGCATGTGGTAGCAGTGATAAGCTAGAAGTTCACCATGTCATTCCATACCACCAAGACAGATCCCTAGAACTATCTTTTGAAAATATGATTACGCT